TGAACCGGTAACTGAATATTTAAATTGAAATGTAACTGTTCCAGTTGCAACATTAATTTCACTACCATTAGGTAATACGGTTGCTTCACCAACTAAAGTTACATCACCTGTATCAACATTAACTCTTGATCCAGTAACACCCATAGTTACATCAGGAATACTAACTGTTCCTGTGGTAAAGTTAGCTTGATTTCCTGTAACACTAACATCGGCCCCTGCTGCGACAACCACCGTTCCAGTTGATAATGCAGTTGCAATACCATCAACACCGATAACGTCTGCAACTTTAATATTACCTATAGTAAAGTTAGATTGACTTCCCGTTGGTAAAACCAAAGCATTCCCAACAAGACCTACCGTACCTGTAGCTGTGTTAATACGATTTCCTGTTAAGTTAACTATTGCATTAGGATTAAATCCTGGATCTGCGAAAGGTGCCGCTGCAAATGAAGTTGCGCCAAAAAACATGCGAGTTACCTCGCAGTAGCTGGAATGTTATTTGTTCCTACTAATGGGTTTTCTGCAAATGCCATGTAGATGTATGTTTGACCAGAGCCATTTTTATAAACAGTATCACCTCTTAATTTAAAACCATTGGATAAAAAATCAAAAGTAGGTTCATTGGTAGTTTCTGCGGCACTTGAACTTGGATATAATTCAGTAGTATTAGTTAAGTTATCTGGGTATCTTGTGCTATCCGTTAATCTCCAATGTGTTCCACCTGTTGAACTATTTTTAATAATAACAAAAGCTGGTTTAAACCCAGTATAAACAAACGCACCATCTGTGCTTCCATTACCTGTATAAGAACCAAACTTGCTAAATCCTTTTTTCTCTGCGAAGCAGTAACCTATATATTTTTCACTTGTATTATTAACTCCTGTCGCATTAGACACTGAAAAAACACTTGAAGTTGGTGCTGTACTTTGCCAATCTGATACTCCAGTATAAACTGCATCAGTAGTATTTAATAATAAAAGACTGGTTGCTGGAGCAGTTAATCCTGAATGATATACTATCCAACCATTAGTGTTATCTCTATTTTTAATTATCATAACATCTGGTGCAACTCCTAATCCATGTCCAATAGTTCCACTAGCACCAGTACCAGTCCATGACACAATACTAAATCCTGAAGTAGTTGATGCTGAAACGCTAGAAGTAATACTTCCATCTGTGTTTGATGAAGCTGTGCCACCTGCTAAATATGACCAGCCAACTAGATTATTACCACTCTGATTAATTGCATTATCGCTTCCTATGGAAAAACCATCACTATCAAAAGAAGTTAAACCACCACTTTGTGTACTTTCAGCACCAGTAGTATTAGTTCTTAACGTTTCTGTTGCACCTCTTACTACATCAGTAATATAATGATTTGTTGCAGAACTTCTATTTTTAGTCCAAACAAAATCTGGTTGAAAACCTACTCCTGTAATAGATTGAGTTCCACCATTACCTGTATAAGTAACAGTATTAAAATAATCTGTGGGTTTATTAATCTGTGCCATTAGCTGTACTCCTGTGCGTTAATGTTCTTTGTGCAAAGTGCTAGGAAATCTTTTGAACTTCCATCAAATGTACCTGAACTTGGGTCGTATTCAAAAGTTCCTAAACCATTTACATCTGAATTTCCTGAAGAAACTGCGGTAGTTCCAAAATAACCATTTCCAAAGTTAGCACTAGCTGTAGATGCACCTAATGAAACACCAAAACCATAAAAAATATCATCACTAGTATCTATATCAAAACCTGTACCAGAATTTTCTAATGTTCCGTTTTTAGCAAAATAAAGTTTTGAATTATCTAAATCCATATAAACACCAAGTATATCTCCTGTTGAAAAAGGATTTCCATAAGATTGGCTTCCAACACTAGCTTCATATATTTCTCCTCCAGAACTCCACCAAGCATACCCATGTGCAGGTGCAGCAGTATCTCCAAAATTGCTACTTGATATACTTGCTGATTTACCATTTAATTCTCTAATTCCTGGCATGAAATAAGTTCCGCTATCCCATTTAAACTCTGCATACCATTTTCCTTTTGATACAGCTAAAGTAGTAAAAGTAGATGACCATGTTGTAGAACTTGTGCCTTTTGTATTGCCGTTTGCAAATGTAACTCCACTTCCAGCAACATCTAAAGGATTAAGAGTAGCAAAAACATTACTAGGCGTATCAATCGTCTGTGTTAAATTTCCTGAAACACTGAAGTTGTTTCCATTACCAGAACTGTCTGTTCCCATTGAACCAGAGTTCTCATATTTGAGGAAAAAACCATTAGTTCCGTAACTGACACTAGGTTCAGTTTTAGGTTTCCATATTCCAGTTGTTGCATCTGTTTCACCGAAAGCTGATGCGTCATAAGCTGTGCCGTCTATGTAATGAAAGTGTGATAAACTTCCATCCATATAATATGGATTACCAGCTCCATCTGTATATTTTCCAACATCTATTGTGCAAGTGCTATTTAAAAATGTTCTATTTAATGGTGGATTTGTACTTGCAGAAAAAGAAGTTATTTGATTACCATTAACATACATTTTTACTCTATCATCTGCTGTAGCTTGTGTGCTATCAACTGAAGCAACAATGTGATACCAAGCTGAAGTATCTCTATGTAAGGCATTACTTGTTTTATAAATATGTGTATCTGCACCATTGTTACTTACAAAAGCCATATAAAATCTTTGAGCATAAAAACCAAATTGTAAATTACTGTTTCCAGAATTAGATGAATCTCTATGACCAAAAATTCCAAAGTTTGTATCTAAAGCACTTCTTTTAACCCAAGTAGATATTGTGAATTTTTTATCATCTGTAACTGTTGTAGATGTTTTTGTTAAATATGTACTAGACATTAGTTAAACTGACCCCCATTGTTAATTCCTGTTGTTACAGTAATAGAGAATGCTCTATCTGTAGTCTGACTTTCTGCGTCTGTCAATCTAAGTGTAAAATTGTACGTTGTTTCCGAATCTGGCGATGGTGCTGTTCCTGTAATTGCACCTGTAGAACTGTTTAAAGATAAGTTCATTGTACTTGCAGGTGTATCTGTATTAGATGTTAATACGGCTGTTGTTTCACTGTAAGCCACTGTACTATCTGATGTTCCAGCTACAGATAATGATACACTACTTCCTGCTGCAATACTACCAAGTGAACCTGCCGCAGTAGTCCAAGTTGGAGCATCTGAAACTGTCAGTAAAGCAGTAGAACTTCTTACCGCATTTCCATCTGGGTTTTCTATTCTGATAAAATAGTTTCCATCAGTTGGTAAAGTTACATTGATAGTCAGTTGTGTCGCTGAATCTCTTGTAATTGAATTTGGATAAGTAATACCGCCTACTGAATTTATAATCTCAACATTAGGTGTAATGACAAAGTTTGTTCCAGTGATGACAATAGATGTTGCATCATTGGTAATTGTATCAGGTGAGATAGATGTAATTGTTGGTTTGGTTTCACCAATAGTTACTGAACCACCTAATGCTACATCACTACCATTAATGGTAATTGCACCATTATTAACTAATCTTGAATTTGAAATTGTACCTGAAGTAATATTAGAACCATCTATTGAAGCTACATTAAAAGTTCCATAAGCAACAATATCTACAATATCACCATCAGTTAAAGCTGAAGCAAATACAACTGAAGTACCAGAAGTAATCGTAATATCTGCACTAGACATACGAACCCCATTAACATAGACATCAGCAAACCCTGCATCATAAGCAAGTGTTGAACCATTGTCATCAGCACCAGATACAGAAGTAGGTGTACCAGATATTGTGTATGTAAATCTAGCTGAAGTTCCATTAACAGATGAACCTGCTGCACTCCACCCTGAAGATTTGTAAACTTTTAATTCATCAGCTGTAGTATCAAAATATAAATCTCCAATATCTAAACTTGTTGTTGGAGCAGAAGCTGATATTCTATAAGTTTCAGCAAAACTGTTTACATCAGCTAAATTAGAAGCAACAGTGTTTACATTTGCTATTGAACCACCAACTGAATTAACATTACTAATAGAACCTGCGACTGTGGTTACATTAGCATTGTTAGTTGAAACTGTAGATACATCTGATGATATACCTGCAACAGTTGTAATATCTGAGTTTACTCCTGCTACTGTTGTAATGTTAGCATTATTTCCTGCTACTGTATTTACATTTGCAATATTTGTACCAACAGTATTTACATTAGCTATATTAGTAGCTACTGTACCTATATCTGTGGCATCAGCTGCAACTGAAGTTACATCTGAACTAATACCTGCAACGGTTGTTACGTTGCTTGAAATACCTGCTACTGTAGAAATGTTAGTATTATTACCAGCAACTGTTGTAATATTTGTATCATTACCAGCTACTGTGTTAACATTGGCAATGTTAGTTCCGACTGTGTTAACATTATCAATATTATTAGCAACTGTTTCAATTTCTGATGTTGCTTCATTTAAATCATTAGCAACAGTCTCTACTTCAGATATTGCTTCATTTAAGTCATCAGCGACTTTGATTACGTCATTAATGTTTGTTGCTACAGTGTTAACAGAACTAATGTTATCAGCAACAGTAGTAACATTTGCGTCATTCGTTGCTACCGTTGACACATCAGAGCTAATGCCAGCTACTGTGGTCACATCACTACTAATACCTGCTACTGTAGTAATGTTAGGTAAATTTGTAGAAATAAATGCTTTGTTAACAGCATCATTATCAGCTGTGGGAGCAGCTACATTTTTTAATCTTTTATTTTGTACATCCCAGTTAAAATCTGTGTTATCTAATGAGATAACATCACCAGCTTTGTCTATTGCCTCTTGAGACATATAGAACGCTTGGTCACTATCTGTATCTAAATCGCTTTCAGTTAAAACTGAACCTGAACTATAATCTACTAATTTGGTTGTTTGACTTGTATATCTTCTTATTTCAATAGCAGACTGGTCAGCTGGTGCGGTATCAAATGTTAATGTAGTTCCAGCACCATCAAGTGTGTAGGCTGATGTTTCTACACCTGATATTGTGACTGTTAAATCGTCTGTACTTCTATAAGAAAAAGGAATAGCGTATGCAGCGGTACTACCGTCGCCTGTATATCTTACAAATGAATTAGCCATAATTGTTATATTCTTCTAAAAGGGGTACTTTATTGAATTGCTTGCATAAATTCTTGAAGTGCCTCATTTGCTTTCTCTTTTATAAATAAATCTCTATTTTCTAAAGTTTTCTGCAATACAGGAAACTCTTTCCACATTCTTCTATAAGCTTCTCGTTCTACTGCATGTACAATATCTAGTATATATTTCTGTCTGTAATCATCACCAGCTACTACATCTTTTGGTAATCTGTATAAATT